GCTGAAGATGGTGATAGAGTTAATGTTGTTATAAAAGATCACGCAGCTTTACTTACTAGTAATATAACATCACCATCAGCTAGAAATAAAGATGTAACCGCGTTACGTGCTGAAGTCGATGAACAAGGTAATACTATTCAACAAATGGATAATAGTATTATACAACAAGGAAATTCGATAATTCAGATTAATAATGCTATAAATCAACAAAATGATGTTATAAATTCTCATAGTAATATTATTGATAGACAAAATAATGTTATTCAACAACATGATAATGTTATTCAACAACAAGGAAATGATATAACTTCTTTGAATAATACTATTGTTTCACAAGGTAATATTATTACAGAATTAAACAATACTGTAGAATTACAAGGAAATACTATATCAGCTCATGATAATAGGATATCTGCTAATGAGAATAATATAACAATGCAAGGTAATACCATTAATATGCATGGTACTACTTTAGAAACTTTTAATTCTGATATTCAAATTCTCAATTCAGCTTTCATTATACATGATGGTGTAATGGAAGGTTTAGCACAAATTATTGTAAATGACTTAACAACTAATCATTTAAATACCATGTATGCTAATATTGATTTTTCGAATATTCAGATGGCAGCTGTTACTAAGTT